CTGCGAAGATGGGAGTCAACTTTTTGAACGGAGCTCCCGTCGGTCGCCAGCATCTCCTCAGATGAGGAGACGGTCTGACCGAAGACGTTAAATTCGGGGTGAGAGTGAGTGGAGCGGAGAGCGCTAGACCCATTGTGGGAGCAGGTGGAGGCAGAAGGTCGGATAGAATTCGTACCAGTCGTGCCAAGCCGGGTCAAGGTGGAAAGAGTAAGGGTTCTGGTGGGAAAGTACAAGTCAGTACTAAGTCCCAGACCGGACGTGCGAAGGTTGTGAATGACAGGGAGGATGACGAGCAAGAAGATGACGAAGGTAACGGTACTTGGACCGATACCCGCGATTACTTCATTTGTTCTGATTTTCCTGTCACTAACACAAAGTTCATGTCTGAGAATTTGGTTGAGGGTGCTGTGGAGTATGATTGCATGGGAGCTCCGTACTGTGGTTTGGTGTGTATTGACACCGCTCTACGTAAGGAACGAGATTGTGATGATTATGAAGCACGCCTACGGAACTTCGATGGTGAAGCACCCGATTTACTCGGGACTCTCGATTATTTGAGAGATTATGCTAGGGAGAGAGGAGTCAGTTTAGCAGTTTACAACACACGTAGACAACTGATTGCCCGTTACGACAATGGTCTCTCTTTCAAGTGGGTTCATATTGTGTTTAAGTCTGTGGAGGATTTGGCTAACGCCGAAGGACTCACACTTGAGGAAATTGGTGGTTATGGACATTATGTCCTGATCACCGCACCTCAGACTTCACACAATCATGTACCCGACTTCACCAATTTCAATTTCTTCTCTAGCGAGGAGATTCACGGACGCGCACACACGGTTGTGTGCGCGAGCGCCGCGGTTGTTACAGCGCTCCCAGCATTCTGTGTATTCCACAGTCTGCTCCTGGCAACCGCACTCGTTGGAGGTATTGGATTAGTTTGGTCCGGTACTTCGATAACACGTGTCACGAGGGTAGATTTCACCCCGACGCTGTTTAAGGACAGTGACCTCGATGAAAGACACGTTGTTGACCAACGAGATAAACTCAAACACCAGGAGGCTTACGCCTTAGCACGTACATCTAGAGTGTACAATCTAAGTTTTGGACCTGCTGAGAAAAGGTATGATGCGCCGGTTGGCTATTATTATGAACCTGACCGAATTGTTGAGATGGAGAGATTTAAGGTTATTGCCGCAGATATGACGCGACATGTACATTTGAAGACTCCCCACGCTGATCTCAACTCATATTCGTCAGTCAGAGAAGTGAACTCACGTGGCGATTCACCTCTTGACGCGTCAAGTACCATCTCAGTGCTTAGTGACTTTGCTGACAGTTTGTTAGCTCAGAGGAAACCTATGCAACCATCACTTAGAGGACTAACCCAATGCAATGTCTTAGGCGACCAGAACGCCATACCTAATATAGACGTCGCAGCAGCCAACCAGCTTGCAGGGGCTGGCCATTTCAAGAAGAACGACAAGTTTGGAAAACGTCGTAACCACGTGTTTCTTGGAGAATGGAAGGATGGTCCGGACGTGCTTAAAGAGGTTGCAGTGGCCCCATTGGGACCACTTGTATCCGCAGATGGGGTTGTGTCAGCAGGGGCGATTTCAGTCACGGACTCACGGACGACGCTTAGTGCGTTCATCGGGAGAGCCATGACAAAGGATCTCACCCAGGTCGATCTTCGTGCAATGAACGGGTGTGTCAAACATGCCAAAGAGTTCTTCACGGAGTTAATCGGTGAATCAGACATCAAACCTGCAATGCGAGGTGGTTCGGAGATGGAACGCAACGTAGCAGCTTTCATAGAGAGTTACACTGGTAAGAGATCCGCGAAGTGGATATCCGAGAGGGTTGAGTCGTATCACGTTTTTATTAGCGGTACAATGACTCCCCGTGCGCGGAGAAAGTTCGAGGAAAACTCTTTCTTTGTAAAGTTCGAATCCAACATGAAAGTTCGGTTCGTTTATGAGACTTCTGTCAAAAGAATCCAACCACGTGCAAGAGGTATTATGATGATGAGTTTACGGATGATGTTCGAGTGTGCTCAAGCCATAGGCTTGCTGCACCAACTGTACAAGACAAAGATGAGCCAGTATCAGGTGAAGAATATGACATCGAGCCAGATGTGTAAGGTTATTGAGAAGATGACTGACACTGGAGCGATGGTCACTGATGCTAGTGCTTTCGAGTCTAGCCTGGGTGAGAGGTTGAGGATGATCGAGAAGCATGTCATGAAGTTACTTTGTGACAGAGCGGGGCTTCCAGATTTGTACTCAGCCTTTTGCAGACACACGGATGGTTATCGGCGACTTAAGACGAGGTGGGGCACTTTGATGTGCTGCTCCAGAGATAGTGGTGATTATTGGACTTCAGCTTTTAATGGAGTCGTAATGTTGTCACTTGCTCTGTGGTGCTCTTACTTGTTGAAGGTCCCGTTAGATGCACTGGTAGAAGGAGATGACGGACTCGTGAAAGAGGGCGCTATGTGCCCACGAATAATGGGTGCTCTGGGAATACAATTCAGCAGTTCGCTGGTTGGAAAGAAGAGCGGTGACGTTGATTTCCTTAGATCATTATGGAGGGATGGTAAACGATATTTGGTTATCGGACGGAGTCTAGGACTATTGTGGGTGAAGAAGGCCGCACATTTAAGTCGGGGTAAGCAACTTTATTTGTTGCGTATGTCCGCGTTGTCACTTTATCACTTATCGCCTGGACACCCCGTCTTGACCGCTTTGATAAATCGTGTAAATAGAGAGACCAGACATGTCAAAAGGTTTAAGAACTACTCGCGGTATGTGGACACCTGGAAAGGTGATCCCATCAACGAGAGTAAGTTCCCTGATGACATTAAGGTTGACGAATCTATGCGATCGTTGATAGCTGAGGGATCTGAGGGATTCCCAGCTGTACCTGTCTCGTTGCAGCTCGAACTAGAGAGAATGTTTGAGTGTGACGCAGTATTCTATGTAGCCCGAGCCCTTGATGCGTTCGATGATGTTGCCCATAGAGCTGCTGTTGTAAACGGTAGCATGGACAATTCGAACACCGATTTCTTGACTGTTCTAGAGGAATCGGGCATCAACCTTAAGCGATGTGACGCTCGCATCGACCCTCGCAAGAGTGGTCAGCTTAAGGGACTTCCACACCTGGGTTAAGCGGAC